TTGTATCATTTTGATTGCTCCTTACCCATCCAAATGCCGAAACTTCCCGTGAAAGCCCCGGTTACGACTGATATTAGACCCGCCTGTGATACTGACAAGTCCGGTTGCGATAGCGCCCATTCCAAACATCGGATATACATAATAGTCGTAACCAGCATCATCAATCGCGGCAGGACTTTCCATTCATCAAGTTTAGTTGCCATCTACCATTTTCCTTGCTGCTGACCGATCATGTACATAACTATTCCTAACCCAAAAACACCCGCAAGGACTATTAGCCCACCAAAAAACCAAGTTATCAGAGCTTGTTTCAGCTCCGCGCGGCGGTATGCAGTCTTCTTCCGTTGGGCGCGTACTCGACGAAGAGTGTCTTTATATTCCTGCAATCCGTCCATTCCATAGGTGAACTGCACCAGTGTCTCGACCTCTTTTCGAAGGGCCTGCATCTTCTTGTGTGCCGAGAACGCATCAATCGCCTGCTGTTCAGCCGAGCCAGTTAAAGTCGCGAAAATGCCGGGGTTTTTTGCTTTGTCTGCTGCGTAGTTTACGTCACTGACTGCGCCGGCGAATTTAGATAGAGCGCTTGACGCATCACGCCCAGCAAGCATTAGGGATTTAATGTTGCTAACGGCACTGGCCGCAATCGATATGGCTGTGACTGGATCAATCATGCAAACACAATCCTTGTGGGGCAGATATATGTTGGGGACACGCGGTACACTTTATCGTAAAAGCTACCGTTCTTTTTGCCCCCGCAATCGTAGTAACAATATTTGGACAGTAGGTTCGTGCCATCGACCCAAGTGTGGCCCCACGACAAAAAGACCAGAGCGCAGATCATGTTACCTCGCCATCAGCTTGTCGATTTTCTCTTCTAACCGATCAAATTTATTCATAATTTGTGAGAGAACCTGATTGCTGTCAGTTTTGGTGACATATTCTTTGGCCATTTCCTCACGGGTTCTATTAAGTAGGATACGGACGCGATCAAGCTCCTCCTTCTGGCTTTTAATCCACCAGCCAAGGCCGCTGATTACTACGGCAAAAAGTATATTCAAGATTGCGTCCATTTCCATTTTAGTAACTACCTTCCCAAACGCGAAACTTGGAAAACTCGCCTGACATCATCTTGCGTTTGACAACTTCTTTGGCAGCTTCCGTATCAGACCATGATACACCAGCTTCTTTTAGCCATGAGGCAAGCACAGCGCCGTCTAAAAAGCCTGCAAGACGGTTTTCTCCAGACATGCCTATGCCAGCGTCTTTCGCTATCTGCACATCTTTGAGTGCTTGGCTTACGTCGTGCCGCTGTTTAATAACCATGTGGTCATGGTCAAAGCTAACTGTTTCTGAAATTTTTGCCATGTCCTATACGGTCTTGGCGCGCTTAGTGGGTACGGGAGCTGGGGCGGGTTTAACATCGCCAAGCACTTTCAGTGCATCTGGTCGAACGCGCATCAGAGTTTCAACTTCTGCGTTTGGCAGTTCTGCTGTGTCTCCTTTGACCAGTTTGCCAAGTGAAGTGTGAACCTTAAACCCTACAACTAAAACTTTTTTCATGTCATTTCTCCGATTGAGCAGAGGGGGCGTAAAGCCGCCCCCTCTTGTAGTATATTAGGAAGTTGTGTTGTCGTAAATCGCGCCGTTGGCTTTTTCGTTCTTTGAGCAAAGAGCCAATTCGGTTGTGACCTGACGAGTAGTGTTGTCGCCATTTTTGGCCAACGCAACATTCTTAGTTCCACGCAATACTGCGCATTCCCACATGTTGTCCTGCAAAATAAACACATCGCGTGAACGGTTTTCCCGTGAAGGCATAAACTCAACTGTACCCCAAGGTGTCACATATACTGCAAGTGACTTAACAACAGTTTCATCGCCAGCTTGTACTGCTGAGCGCTGGTTGTTGTTACCAGTAAAGCCAAGGGCAACATTCATTTGGAATGCTGACAGATAAACCGTATCCGGCTTTCCACCCTCTTCCCAGATTGACTGCATAACGTCGTCAAACTTGGCCTGCGAGAATGCAGTTGGTGTGCCGTCGTCTGTGCGAGCGTTTGTGCCGTCGCCTGTTGGGTTTGCGCCTGCGTTACCAGACTGGAAGTTTACGTTAGTAATCAACCATGATGGCACGCCGCCAGTTTTGCGAGCGGCACCAGAGGAGCCAACCACGTTGCCTTGGTTTGCAAACAGAGCCAATTCGATGTCCAATTTCTGCTCTTTAGCAATAAGCAAAGTTTGGTATGCAAGCTCTTTAGCGCGGCCTGCATTATCAACTGCTTCATCCGTATCGGACACGACTACAGCATTTTTGAAAATCTGTGTGCGTGCGCCGAGGCGTACAGTTGGAGTAACTGCATCGGCGGATGTTGCATCGCCCTCAATGTGAGCATTTACGGCAGAAGCGCGCAATGCTTGAGTTTGCCACTCTACCAGAGTGTTTTTTGCTTTGGTTTTGCTCGACTTGGAGTAAAACGGAGTTGCCGACGGGTCTACGTTGTAGATCATGTCGCTTAGGTCTTCCCTGATGCCAATTGCATCATAGGTGTCAAATGTATTTGCTGGCTGGGCCATTGGAGTGTCCTTTCAAAGACTTACTGTTTAAACATTAAGCTCAATGCGTCTGCATCTGAGCCAGTTTTCTGCAAGCGCACTTGCGCTTTTTTACGAGTTGCAACATCGCCATCTGCTCGTTTTTTAGCACCAGCCTTAACCATCGGTCGGGCTTTTTCACCCTTGGATTGTACGGATTTGCGTTTTGCAACTAACTCACGATACTTAATAGCATCGCTCAAAATGCGTGTCTCAACGGCGGTTTTTACAGTACCAATCTGGTCATCTGTTAGACCATAGTGCTGCTTTGCCTTGTTCGACGTATTTTGAATAAACGCAGTCCGTTTTTCTGGGTCTGCGAACTCAGGTATATACCGCTGCAATTCTTCTGCCTGCTCTTGGAGGTGGGCTTGTTCTGCCGCTCTTTGAGATTGCGTCTGTTGCTGCTGCATATGCTGATGCTGTTGCATATTTTGATCGAACTGTTCTTTAGCCTCATCAAACTTGAGCTTTTCTTCCATGTACCCAATTGGGTCACTTTCAAATAGCTCGCGTGTTGGCGGGGTTGGAGCTTGCAGTCCACCGTTTTGCGCGTTCTGGTACAACTGAGCGACTTGCTGTTGCTGCTGTTGCAATACGGTTGCTTGTTGCTGAATTTGCTTTCGCGCTTCAGCGACTTCTTGAAACCGTTTATTAATTGCCGCTTGTCCCGCGTATCCTTGCTTTAACTGGTCCAGTGTCCGCTGCTCCTCATTACCGTCAACTTTAACGGTGTGGAGCGCGGTGTCTTCAGCTCGTGCCTCTACAGGGTCTTCGTCGTCAATTTCAACATCATCAAAATCATCTTCATCTTGATCTTCGCTGGATGCTGCAACGTCATCTTGATCCTCGGCCTCAACTTCAATTTCTTCAGACTGACCGTCATCAGGCTCAATCATTGAGTTTACAGCTTCATCAAGATTATTTCCGCCAGAATTGTTTTCTGCGGGTGCCAGCAGGCTTTCTGCGGCTAGTTCTAGAGTAGTCGAATCCATCGGTACTACTTCCTTTGTTTGCGATCCAAAAGTGTCTCTGCCGCAAGCGCAGCGTCAAGGTTCACTTCGATCTGGTTTAGCGCACGCAACATTGCATGCGCCTCTTCACGGGCGGCTACGTCAGTCGCACCACTGCTTGCGAAAATCTGCATTTGATTCTCGCGCACACTCTGCATAAACTGCTTAAATGCAGTGTCGTTCTTCAAACGACGGGCCTCTTGGGCCTCTATGCGTATTTCTGTTGTCATTTTGCCAAAAGCCCTTGCATTGCTCCGCGCATCGCGCTTCTGTGCATAGCACGCTCTGCGCCAGCCCCGAAGTTTCCGCGCTCAAATCTAGGAAACTTTTTGCCAGTGGCTTTTTCGTAATCTAGAGAAAGCATCCTTGCTGTTTCAACCGGAATTTGAACTGCCTCACCATTTGGCTTAAACCAAATGGTCGGAAAATTAAATGGAATGCCATCGGCGTCCTCTTCTGTTGACAAGTATTCGGTGGAAAGCCCACCAAGTCCTAAATCTTGAGGTTTATGCTTTTGTGGGTCAAACGGCTCAAGCCCAAATGTTTTGCTTAATAATCCTGTCATTGCGGCATACCCTGCGGCATCATTCCACCCATGTTGCGAGCCTTGTCTTGCTCAGCTTTAATGCGAGCAACATCAACCGACGTGCCATACTCTCCGTAGATTTTAGCCGCATCTACCAGCAAGTCCTGCGCCATCTGGTCGCGTTTCAGGTCATCGCTGGCAGCAGATTTTTGCATTTCAAGTTGCAGCTTAGCCATGTCAGTTTGAGCTTTAGTTTGAGCCTTCATTTGTTCTGCCTGCAAGAACGCTTGATTCGGGTCAGAAGCCTGACCTTGCTGAGCTTGAGCCTGTTGCTGCATTTGCAGCATCTGCATTTCAATCTCTGGCGTAATTGGCGCAAAATAGCGATCTGCATTCCGTATACCGGATACAGCTAATTGATCCGCCAGCGTGTTGCGGATGTTAGTCAAGCTAACCAAACCGTTCATTGGACCGTAGTTTTGGTAAACCATAGTCTGCATTTGCAGGGCTTGGTTTAAGGCCATTGCCTTTTCCTCTTCCCTGCCAGTGCCAAGCCCGACGTTTATTGAAACGTCCATTGACTGGTCCCAGACGCGAGGATCAATTGGCACAAACATGCCGTTCATCCGCATCATTTGCTCTTCGTCTACGTTTTTGCTCATTAGTCGCATCATAATGCCAAACAAATCACGCATCCCGTCGGCAAGGTTACGAACCATAACCTCAACCTGGCCCGCTGCGGCCTGCACAGTGGCCTGCACAGCAGACTTAGTTGTGGATTGCATTGCATCAGGGTCTAAGCCCATTGAGGCCCGTGACACACCCGTCTTGCTTTCTACGAGGCCATCTAGGTATGTAAGAGCGCCAAGTGTTTGCCCGGCAGTAAATGGCACGGTTAATTCTTGAACTGAGCCGGGTGCGCGCATTCTTACGATTGCGCCAATTTCGTTGTTTAACACGTCGTCAATGTTGACTGCACCCTCAACAATGCCAAGGCGAGGGTTATTTGTCATCGCCACGTTGTCAAGAATGGAGCGCAACACAGAAGTTGCAGCGTCTTGGTCGTCCATAACAATTTCGGCCAATGATCGACCGTAAAAAGTGTGAGGCTCTGGGTCAACTTCAAATTTGGCAAATGGGATTTCATCGCATGGCTCATAATCCAGCAATTCGTATGCCGTACCGCCGCATATTAATTTATGCAAAACGGGTACGCCAGTGCCGTCAACGTCAATGCGCATATACGCCTCAGTAACCGCAACATTTTTCATTGTTGGGTCTTGTTCATCCTCGTCAGATGTATCCATGTCGTAGCCACGGCGCTCAAATACCTCGGCTTCAGTCATGTCGGAGCCACCCTCAAAGCTGTCTAAATTTAAAACAACTTCTGGCTCAAATCCCATCGCAATTAAATCGCCAGCTCGCATGTCTGTTCTGTGGGCAACAACATAAGCATCTGCAAAATTTCTAGCGTCACGATTAATAAAGAACTCTTCCGGCGGAACGCTTTCTATGCACAGCTCACCCATTTCTTTTTGGCGGCTTAACTTGACGTTGTGGGTTGGGAGTTCTACTTCCATACCCATTTCGTCTATAGACATAGACATTTCAGAGCTATGCTCAAGCACAGTCACACTGTCATCTTCTACCAAATATGTGTATTCATCGTCGCTAAGGTCTGTGAATGTGTAA